GCACTAATCCGTTTGGTAGTAATAATCCAGGATTACCTGGTGCTAGTGGTGGCGGTGGCGGTCACAATAATTCAAGTGGTGGGCAGGCCCTAACATTATATAGTCCATACGGCATTTATTACCAAGGACATAATGCAGGTGGTGGTGGCGATTACTACGGCGGTGGCGGTGGCGGTGGATTTGTTAATTCTGGTGATGGTGCTAGCGGCGGCAATGGAATAGTTATTTCAATTGGAAACGTAACATCATATTATGGTGCCGGCGGAGCCGCATCGGGAACGTCAACTTTAAAAGTTGGCGGAGACAATGTAGGTGGAACACCAGGAGTTAATTTTGGCAATGCTGTAATTAGAACTGGGTCTGGGGGAGCTGGCGGTGCTGGCGGGTCAGCAAACGGAGGTTTTGGTGCAAATGGTGTAGTATACATCACCTACAGTAGTCCAACACAGCTAGGCACCGGCGGTAATAGTATTTGGTCATACACACAAAACGGTTACACATACTGGATGCACCAATTTACTGCTAACGGAACTTACGTAGCCTAATCTGTTGACTTAACCAAAAACATCCTGTATAATTTACAGAATGTTGAACTCTATTCGCGACGCAGTAACTCAGATTTTACCGCACAAACGTAAAACCAACGCCAGTTCGGGTTGGATAAGTTTCAACGGTGTTTGTTGTCAACACAACGGTGAATCGGCAGACACACGTGGTCGTGGCGGTCTAGTTATGAACGCAGATGGTGGTGTCTCGTACCATTGCTTCAATTGCCAATTTAAGGCCAGCTATGTCCCGGGTCGTCACTTAACCTACAAGTTCCGCAAACTACTATCGTGGTTAGGTGCTGATGAAGGTACTATTAAGCGTTTAGTAATCGATGCTATTCGTATTAAGGACTTGGTTGCACCCGAGCAAATAGTAGAAGCAGTTGAACAAGAAGAAATTAAGTTTAAAGCAAGACCATTGCCAGAAGAAGCACAGAGCTTTCACGCACTAAGTAACTTTTATACATTAAACAATGATCGCGATGTGCCTAAGGAGTTTCATAACTCTGTACTATATGTTGCTGGTCGTAGTATAGACTTAGGCAAATATGAATTTTACTGGACTCCAGAGACACAGTATAATTTAAACCGTCGTGTAATCATCCCTTTTACATGGCGTAATCAAATCATTGGCTACACATCAAGGACATTTGATGAGACGGTAAAACCTAAGTATCATAATAGCCACGAACCTAACTATGTATTCAATGTAGATAAACAATTAAAAGATGCTCGATTTGTTATCGTAGTTGAAGGTCCGTTTGATGCAATGGCAGTAGATGGTGTTGCTATTCTAGGCAATGAGTGCCATGAAATACAAGCAGACATCATTGATAGTCTAGGTCGTGAAGTTATTGTAGTGCCCGATGCAGACAAAGCCGGTGCCAAGTTAGTAGACAAAGCGTTGGAATATGGCTGGTCAGTTAGCTTTCCTGTTTGGCAAGAAACGCATAAAGACGTGGCAAGTGCGGTAGAAGCATTTGGTAAATTATTTGTTATTAAATCCATTTTAGCAGCAAAACAATCGAACAAATTAAAAATTGAGTTACGTAAAAAGAAAATATATAATTAACTATGACCGACTATACACCAGAAGTACAAAAGCTATTTTTAGAATTAATGATGCAAGATGCACAAAGTTTTGTGCGTGTTGCTAATATCTATAATCCAGAGAACTTTGATCGCACTCTAAGAGAAGCTGCTAAGTTTATTCAAAGTCACTCTGCAGAATACAAAACATTACCCACACATGAACAGATTAAGGCAGTAACAGGTGTAGAACTTCGGCCAATTCCCGACACAGTAGAAGGCCACCAAGAGTGGTTCATGAAAGAGTTTGAAAGTTTTTCACGCAAAGAAGAACTAAGTCGTGCTATTCTTAAAGCCGCAGACTTGTTGGAAGAAGGCGACTACGATCCTGTAGAAAAATTAATTAAAGATGCAGTACAGATTGGTCTAACAAAAGACTTAGGCACAGATTACTTTGCAGATCCACATGCACGTATCGACAAGTACTTTAATTCGGGCGGACAAGTAAGCACAGGTTGGCCGCAAATGGATAAGATCTTGTATGGCGGATTCAGCCGCGGAGAACTTAATATCTTTGCTGGTGGGTCAGGGTCGGGTAAGTCGCTTGTGATGATGAACATTGCATTGAGTTGGTTGCAAGCAGGACTAAGTGGTGTTTACATTAGTTTAGAACTGAGTGAAGAACTAGTGGCACTGAGAACAGATGCCATGTTAACTAGCACAGGAACTAAAGAGATTCGTAAAGACATCGATACCACAGAACTCAAAGTCAAGATGGTAGGTAAAAAGGCCGGCAAGTATCGAATCAAGGCACTACCAGCACAGAGTAACGTAAATGATATTCGTAGTTTTATCAAAGAGTATCAAATACAAACTAATAACAAAGTAGATTTTCTTATGGTCGACTACTTAGACTTGGTTATGCCAGTGAGTGTAAAAGTTAATCCCAATGATCAGTTTATCAAAGACAAGTATGTAGCAGAAGAACTGCGTAACCTATCGCAAGAGCTTAATGTATTACTAGTTACAGCTTCGCAGTTGAATCGTTCGGCAGTTGAAGAAATTGAATTTGACCATAGTCATATCGCTGGTGGTATTAGTAAGATTAATACTGCGGATAACGTGTTTGGTATCTTTACAAGTCGTGCCATGAAAGAACGTGGACGCTATCAAATACAATGTATGAAGTCACGTAGTTCAACGGGTGTAGGACAAAAGATTGACTTGGAATACAACATTGAAACTATGCGTATTACTGATCCCGGTGAAGAGGGCCAAGAAAGCAATAACAGTGGTTATAAACCTGCTGCAAGTATTCTTAATAGTATTAAAACAACAACTACACTTAATCCTACTACGGGATTACCACAGGCCAAAGATGGTTGGGCATTAGAAAAAGATATTGCGCCGCCACCGGGTAGTAGTTTAGAAAGTAACAAACTTAAACAAATGATTGCTGGACTAAAGGCTAAGTCTGAATGATATTGTTTAACACTGGTGATAGCCATACGTGTTATAACACAGGTAATGGAATTGGTATTTGGTGTCCTAATGTTGAGGATCACTATTGGTATAAAATTGGTATGAACGATTACGGGTGTACTGACTTTATAAACGAAAGTATACCGGGACGTAGTAATGATATGATGATTAAATTAGTCATTAAACACGTACTAGAAAATCCCACAGTTGATGTACTTTATATCATTAATATCACTAGTATATTTAGATTTGATTTAAACAGTCCCGATAGCGAAACTTTACAAAATATTTTAACCGCAGAAGCTGTTGCTAACTTAGATTTTGAAACAGTAGAGTGTACATTATATGCCCACTTAATTGGATTAATAGAATTTTTAAAATCAAGAAATAAAAAATTTTTAATTATAAACAACGGTAAAAATTTTAGTGATAGTCCTTTGCCTATTAGAGATGCGTATGTGGCTTATTTTAAGCAAGAACCCAGAGTACTAAACTGGTTTGATAATGGAAAAGTCAGTTTTCACAAAAATATAACCAAAATAAAGCCAGTAGACTATAATTCATATGGCTGGAGCGGACATGATGGGTATGCTGGGCAAACAGCATATTATAAAATGTTAGTGACACGTTTACCAAAACTTCAATAAATACAACATAACTGGAGCATATCTTGCAAAAGCGGGCCCGTAGTATATTAGACGAATTAGACACAATGTTAGTACACAAAGATCGTGAGAATCTAGTGGAAAGCCGTGCCACCCACGTAATATCGGGTGCAATTAATTTAATCAATTATATACGTGAAAACTACACGGCCGAACAAGCCGATGAATTAGAACGCAGACTTCTTAATTCTATCCGCGGCTGCGATCCAGAAAAATTCAAACGTGGCGTTAGGAAAATGCGTAGTGAAAATTAAGGATATCACTGAAGGTTGGGGTAACGTAGTTAAAGGAATGGCCAAAGATTTTGTTGGTTCCCAAAACGTTGCTGGTACCCAAAATTGGCTTGATAAACGAGCTACTGCCGCTGCTATCAGTAAAGATGCAGAAACTTCTTCATTGGCTCAGCGTATGGCTAGAGCTAAACAGACACCCGACAACAATGATCCAACTGCAACCGGAGCAGGCCCTTCAGCTAGTGCTAAACCTACTTCGCCCGAATCAGATATTAGTAAACTAGTACCTGATGGTATGCAATTTAAATTTCAAAATCCTGACCTTCCAGGTAGCTTTATTATAATTAGACAAGATGGATACTGGCAAGATCGTATTCCTCGTAACTTAGCTGGACAAGTTAAAAAAGTAAATGGATTATACCCAGTACTACGTCCTGAAAATATTAGAAAATTTAATAGTTATTATAATAATGCTGCTGACAATGGTCGTGTGAGAGAAGAACCACTACACGCACTATGA